TGGACGAAGGATTTTTGAGGCTAAGCCGCAGGTTTTTCTCGAATGAAATGTGGAAGGTAGCCCGTGAGTTTTCGGAGTGCGAAGCGTGGCTTGACTTGATTCAGTCAGCACGATTTGAGGCAACCGACAAGGCGTACAGCGAACTCATCGGAGGTCGGGAAATCTCTTATTCAAGAGGTCAATATCCAGCATCTATATCGTTTTTGATGAAGCGTTGGCAATGGTCTGAAAAGAAAGTACGCTATTTCCTTGCTAAACTGAAAAAGAGAGGCATGATAACGACTTGTAACAAACAAGGCATGACTGTGATAACTTTATGCAACTATGATGAGTATAATCCTGTCAAAAGCAAGGGTGAGGACATAGGTAGGGGCATAGATAACAACAAAGAAATCAGTGAGTTAAACAATGCTTTGGGCGAGCTAAGGGCAGAGCTAAGGGCAACTGCTGAAAAAATGGCTAAAAAAATGGAAGAATTGGGGCAGGCTAGGGGCAATAAGAAGAAGAAAGATAAAGAAATAGATAATAATAATCCCCCCATACCCCCCGAGGGGGAGGGGATAAATATAAAATCTCGTTCTGTTTTTGAATCTTATGTGAAATCGACTTTTGGCACAGATTACTATTGGACCGAGAAAGACGCTGGATCAATGAGTAAACTTCTTAAGAAGATTAGTTTTTCCCGGAATCAGAAAGGTATGCCTGTTGATGATGATTCTCTATTGTACGCTCTTCAAAGTTTGTTATCATCAATACACGATGATTGGATATTGAAGAATTTTAGCGTAGCTATAATTAACTCAAAATATAACGAAATTGTAAATCAAGCAAGAAATGGAAACAAGGATAAGGCCGGTAACTCCGATTCCGATAGGAAAGCTGTTATCCGCACAACTGCCACCTACAACATTGATAAATGACAAGAAGAGACGAGCAGAAGTGTTTGCTGAATGCTGCCGCTTTGTTTGTCCGGGATTTAAAGTTGAAGGGGCTTTTAGAAAGATAATGAATGATATATTTCTCTATGCAGAAGGTGATTCGGGGACTAGGAAAGGCCTTTTGCTAACAGGAGATTACGGGACCGGTAAATCAACTATAATGCAAATTCTAAATAAATACTTATGGTTTATTGGAGGACGTGATGCCGGGGATTATCCCATTGGAGGATTCAGAATTGATTCCGCCTCTTATGTTGCTACTGGGTTCTCGATGAAAGGACGGGATTATTTGGAGCTGTATACTTACAATGGTGGAATCCCTAGGACGATCTGTTTTGATGAATTAGGAAGGGAACCTATTCCTTCTAAGCATTTTGGCACGGAGTTGAATGTTATGCAGTATATTCTTCAATGTCGATATGAATTGAGATACGAGTGTAAAACTCATATAACGACCAATCTTTCTATAGAAGAGATTCAGGATCGATATGGTGCATATATCGCTGATCGCATTAATGAGATGTTTAATGTAATCGAATTGAAAGGATCTTCCCGCAGATGAGAATACTCCTAAACATCCTCCTTCTCCTCGGAGTGAACATCTTATTTTACCTGGTGGTGTATGCGATAGCGGATCACCTGATGGATAATATTAATTAGACAAGATAAAAATGAAATTAGTTCATGGCAGTTTATTTAGCGGCTTTGATGCCCCAAGTATTGCAGCTTCATGCATGGGCTGGAAAAATGCCTTTCATTGTGAGATAAACCCTTTTTGCAACGAGATACTAAAATATTGGTTCCCCAATTCTGAGCATTATGAAGATATTACAAAAACAGACTTTAAACAGTGGAGAGGAAGAATCGATGTCCTCACAGGCGGATTTCCTTGCCAGCCTTTCTCCCTCGCAGGTCAGAGAAAGGGAGCGGATGATAACCGTTACCTCTGGCCGCACATGCTCCGCGCTATACGAGAAATCCGACCCACTTGGGTTATTGGTGAAAACGTTGCTGGAATCCTCACGATGGTTCAGCCCGGCGAGGAGACTGAAGTGGGAAGCCAAACCTCTCTTTTCGGAGAAGATAACCGAAAAAGAATATTGCTACGACAAGAGTATGTTGTCGAAACCATCTGTAAAGACCTTGAGCGAGAAGGATATTCCGTCCAGCCGTTGCTTATTCCGGCTTGTGCCGTCGGAGCGCCCCACAGAAGAGACAGGGTATGGCTTGTTGCCCACTGTGCAGACTCAAGGACTGAAGATGTGCGACGAGAACGGGAAGACAAGGTTTTATCCGATGGAATTGCTCCCGACACCAATGGCTACGGATATTTATCATCCGGAACGTGTGAGGCATCTGAAAGATGCAGGTGCGGAAACGATGGCGAGTCGGAAAAACGGAAGCAATCGCCCGAATGGTCTAATGGACTTCATGGATTTCCACGGAATGCTTCCGACCCCAATGGCGAGCGATGCAACAACCGGAGCGATAATTGGAAAGAACGACCATTTTATTATGACTGGAAACGGTATTCCGAGGAAGGTCAATCAGAATGGAATAAACGGAAGTGTGGGACTTGCAAGAATAGTTCAACTACTTCCGACTCCCAATGCTCGGGAAGCGGACAAATACAGCAAAAAATACAATCCGAACAGCCAAATGGGTACTGCATTGACAGCAATGGCAGTAAACGGAATGTTGCCGACTCCTACAAATTCAATGGTAACTTACCAAGATTTCGTTCAGGCAGGATATCACAGTTCGAAGCGTCCAGATTACGGATTGATCCTAACACCTACTGCGAGTTGCCGTCACAACGGATGCTGCAAGGAGAGAAAGGACGGTACAAGCAGAAAATCCGAACTGAATCATTACATAGCCGCTCAAACTGGGAAAACTTCCCAACTCAATCCCCTGTTTGTCGAGGAAATGATGGGCTTCCCTTTGATGTGGACGACCTTACCATTCCTTTCACAAAATGGAGACAAGAATCAATTAAAGGATACGGAAACGCCATAGTTCCGCAGGTGATTCTTGAAATTTTCAAAGCGATAGAAGAACTAGATAATTAATTAAAATATTTTCAATGAATACAACCTTTGAGAAATCGGTTAATACCACCGATGAATGGTACACGCCAAAAGAAATTATAGACGCATTGGGAAAGTTCGATTTAGATCCATGCGCTCCGGTTAAACCGCTTTGGCAAATAGCTACACAAATGTACAACAAGAATGATGATGGCTTATCAAAAGAATGGTTTGGCAGAGTATGGCTTAATCCTCCTTATTCCCGTCCGCTTATTGAACAGTTTATAAAACGGATGGCGGAGCATGGAAACGGAATTGCATTACTCTTTAATCGTTGTGATTCAAAGATGTTTCAGGATGTCATATTCGAAAAGGCAACAGCGATGAAATTTCTACGGAACCGGATTCGCTTCTTTAGACCGGATGGGACTCGTGGGGACTCGCCCGGTTGCGGCAGTATCCTAATAGCTTTCGGTGAAGATAATGCCGATATATTAAGAACTTGCGATATCGCAGGTAAGTATGTACGAATCAATTAGAGTAAAACCTTGCAAGTTCTTGAAGGATTATCAAGGATTTGCGAAAAACAAATAAAGTAATGAGTGAAACAAAAATCATATTAGATGCCTGTTGCGGTAGCCGGATGTTTTGGTTTGATAAGAAGAATCCGAATACTTTATTCATAGACAAACGTAGTGAAACCATCACGGCCAAAGATAGAGATAAGATCAGAACCATAGAAGTAAAACCCGATATTGTAGCAGATTTCACTAATTTGCCATTTGAGGACAACTCTTTCTATATGGTAGTGTTTGACCCTCCACACCTTAAAACACTTGGTGAAACGTCATGGATGGCAAAGAAGTACGGCAAACTTCCTTCGAATTGGCAGGAAGTAATAAAAGCTGGTTTCGATGAATGTATGCGTGTCTTAAAGCCAAATGGTACATTGGTATTCAAGTGGAACGAAAGCGAGATAAAAGCTATTGAAATATTGTCTCTTATCCCTTATGAGCCGTTGTTCGGGCACACCACAGGAAGACAAAGCAAAACAATCTGGATGTGTTTTATGAAATTACCAACCGATTAATAAGAGTATGGATAAAAAGGAGCAACAGGCAATAGATTTCCTTCGCAGCATGGAACGTGACGATCCGATGTGTTTAGGTTTTTCCGGTGGTAAAGATAGCGTTGTTATTCTCGACCTTGCAGAACGTTCCGGCATAAAGTATAATGCTTCTTACGCAAATACTACCGTTGATCCGCCCGGTACAATCAGTTTCATAAAGAAGAACTATTCACAGGTTCAAATACTTCATCCAAAGAAATCATTCTTTCAGTTGGTTGAAAGCAAAGGACTACCCGGCAGAATGAGGCGTTTTTGCTGTGAAAAATTGAAGGAGCAATACGGTATCGGTCAGCGTACAATCGAGGGAATGAGGGCAGAGGAAAGCCGATCTAGGGCGTTGTATGAGCCAGAGCAATGCGATACACGCAGATGGATGAAAGGAGCGAAACATATTCTTCCGATCCTTAACTGGTCAGAAGCCGACATATGGAACTATATCCGAAAGTATGGACTACCATATTCCAAGTATTACGATGCACCTTATAATCTTTCCCGTCATGGTTGTGTTGGTTGTCCCCTTGCCGGTTGTAAGCAGATGCAGGCAGAATTTAAGATGTTTCCCGGTTATGCCCGAAGAATGATTGTCGCCATTGAACGATACATGAACAACAAACCTAATAATGCACTTGCTAAGAATTTCAGTGATCCGTATGAAGCCTTTTACTTCTACATCAATGAAATGCCAATGCAGGACGTTAGACGGTTGAAAAAGGGACTCTTCCACTTTAATGCGAAGGAGGTTATACAGAAAGAGATTTTAAAACAATTAGCGTAAAACAAGATAGATATGAATAAAGAAGAAATCATTAAGCAATGTCTATCATTGATAGACGGTTTTGATGGAAGTGATACCGAGTATCTTGACTTACTTCATGAACTAATAGATGAATGTGAGATAAGGATGGAAGGAAAAGAAATGGAATTGGAGTAAAACAAGATAGATATGGATAAAATGAACTATGAGGTAGAAGAGGTGCATATAAGTACAATTCAAGCCGGAGACACTATTTTACATAACGGATTGATAAGAACAGTTGACAATGTGAATATCCGACACAGCTCCTTTATGGGCATTACTCTTTTTGGTGATTCTTATCACCTAGGAAATACTCTTGTAAAACGTTTAAGAATAATAACCGTTAAATAAGAAAGATATGAGCAAATACAGTGAATACCATTACGCCTTTACCTCTACAGTAGCCCATCTGCGGAAGATAAACCAAGTTCTTACTCTTTTGAAAAACGAAAAATGATCTAATCATGACCCGCAATCAATTTATTCATTACTCCTATCGACATAGTGAGATCATTATCTGGCATCAAAAGCACCCAGAAGTAGATATTGAATGTATGCTGATAGGGGTAGATTTCGATCACGAATTATTTCATCTTGTTCCTATCGACTTAGATTATTACGAAGATAGATCGTATTGGCTTCCTTATACATCATGCGACAAACAGTTTAAGAAGCCTAAGATGAAAGTGGTAAGGAGTGATAGAACAATAGTAACTAAATAACTAAAACAGAAATGAATATAGATAAATTTATTAATAGTACTATCAAAAGCTATGATGAATATCGAAAGAATTGTGACATTATAGCTAAGGAGGCGCAAAGATATATCGACTTTGATAAATTCGTTTCTTGCGAATATATCAATGGCGTAGGACTTAGTATATTGGTAACGTTACCTGAAACAGATGATTATACTATTCCCGAATGTGTATGTCCTGTAGTAGGGTTCTTTGAATATGCCAAAGGGAAGGATAAATTATCAGTAGATGACATTAAAAAACTATCATTATGAGAAAGATAATAGGTGCAAAGGTCAGGACTCTTTGCCAACTAAAAAATAAAGGTGGGATAATCATTGAAAAAGGTGAAGTCTGCACTATTGTTCAAAGCTATCGTGGCTATGGCATACGTACCGATGATTATCGACAAATAAATAGAGTGGATAAATCACAAATTGATTTTATCAAACCACTAAAAGCCAAAAAAATTGTGGTTACTCCTGATGAATATGAAGCTATCCAGTTTGCACTTTCGGAGGTAGAGGCTTCTGTTGGTTATGGAGATCTATCGGAAGAACAATCTGAACTATATAAGGCAAATGAAGTGCTACTCCACAATCTTTTAGATAAAATCAATAACGCATAGCAATATAAGTATGAAAACAGAATCAAGTGCAGTAAATCCGTATAATGGAATGTTCGGGCAGCAGGGATGGATTTGCCCGAAGTGTGGGAGAGTGTATTCACCTTTTACTCAAATGTGTTTGTATTGTAAGCCCAATAATACAACAACTGTTTCTAATCTTGGTAACAGAACTAATAATATTGTCAGTGAAAAAGAACTAAGAGAAAACCGTAAAACAGAATAAAATATGGAAGATTTAATAAAAGCATTGCAGATATTCCTAAAGTATGGAAATCCTGATTATCCGACTTCTTGTAATCACGATGAATTATTTGTCGATATTTCCCCTGAAAAGGTTTCAGAAGAAGATTTAGAAATGTTGAGAACACTCGGATTCTTTCCATTTGAAGATGGAAGCGGTTTTTATTCGTTTAGATTTGGTAGTTGTTAACCTTTCAAATAAAGATAATTATGAAACAGACATTAGAAGAAGCAGCAAGAGAAAATATCTTGTTTAATCACAGAACTGTTGATAGAACTTTGTCGGGCAAATATCTAGCACAATTTGGAGAAATGAATTTCATTCAAGGTGCAGAATGGCATACAAAGCAATCCCTTTGGATAAATGTTAAGGAACGGTTGCCGGACTATGAGGGAAAAGTTTTAGTTCTTTATGAATATGAAGGTGAAATGCAAATTCAAGAACTTTTCTATATTGGCGAAAAAATAATGGTGTTTGGTTCTAGTGAAGTACTTGCGTGGATGCCAATACCATCTTTCGATGAAATACTGGAAGCCAACAGAGATGTACTAGAACGGATTAAAGAGAAAGGAGATTGAACATGGATAGCGTACAGACACAGACCATTTCTATCAAGGGAAATGATGATGCTGTGGCATATATTGATTTTTGTGATGGAGATTTGTGTGTCTCTGTTGTGGTAGAGGGCAAGCAGGCAGACTTTCACTTTGAACCTATTACTTTGAAGATGTTTGCCTATGCTTATAAGTTGCATTGTGAAGAATTAAAAAAGGAGGAATAAAATGAATCGTACAATAAAATTCAGAGGGAAAAACTTATATAATAACGAATGGATATTTGGTGACTTGATTCAGTACGAAAGTGGTGAAATGGCTATTTTCAGCAAGAAACTTTCCCAATATGGATGCGAAGCTACTGAAATGTTTAATAGAAGTAAGGTCATTCCCGAAACCGTAGGTCAGTTCACCGGATTACTTGACAAGAACGGTAAGGAAATTTACGAAGGGGATATATTGTTAATGGGTGAAGATGAAGGCGTAAGAATCTATAATAAAGTAGGTGTAAAAGACGGATGTTTTGGATATATCGGAGAGTATAGTGGAGAATTATTGCCATTCTGTAACTATAATGTAATGGAAGAGATTGTAGGCAACATCTACGATAATCCGGATTTAATCAAGGAGGAATAGCGATGAACAGAGAAAACAATAAATCCCGTTGCCGAGAAAGACTATTGAAGTTGCAAGAAGACGACATCAATAAACTTATAATAAGCGAAATTGCAGATTTAGCCTATTGTAACGGATATAATACCGTACTCGATGCTGCGGAAAAGGTTTTGAGCAATGAGGATTATTTTAAAATTGTGAAGCAATTAGAATGGGAGGAATAATCATGAAGAAAATAATGTTTAACGATAAATACGGCTTAACCCAAGCCGTATTGGAAGGTCGGAAGACTATGACGAGAAGGATTTGTAAATACGATAGACCTGATGAAAGTTGGGATATTGTATTTCCCGTTTTTGAATCTAAAGATTATGATAGCAAAGGAAACCTAATATCTCCTTTATTGGGTGCATTTGGGTGGAAAAATAAAGATGGAGATTTTACAGGATGGAATAATCCCCTTTATAAGTTTTGCGAAGTGGTCGCTATAGCGCAGAACTATAGGGATTCAGGCTATTCCCCAGACTCACTAGACAGGCATCCGAAAGATTTAAGCGTTCGTGGCCTCATGAAGAATTCCGCAGGATGGAATAACAAAATGTTCGTTAAGTCGTATGCTTGTAAGCATCACATAAAGATAACCAATATAAAGATGGAACGCCTACAAGATATATCCGAAGAAGATTGCTTGAAAGAGGGGATTATAAAAGGGAAATGCGGATCTGAATCCACTCACTTTATGGATGCTTATTATGTACCTAAAGAAAAACAACCATATTGTACACCTCGTGATGCTTTTGCTGCCCTGATAGACAAAGTTTCTAGTAAAGGCACATGGGAAAGTAATCCGTTTGTATTTGCTTACGAGTTTGTGTTAGTTGACTAAGGGAGGAATAGCAATGAAAGATCATCAATTTGAAGAAATAGTATTTTGGCTATCATTGATCGCTTGTTTGTTGGCTTATTATTCGGGTATAGGATGGTTGGTTGTCATTATAGCGGTAATAAGTGTAATGAACTGTATTTCTGCGATTGTAACAGCCTGGAAATATGCAAGGAGTGAACTAAAGAAAAAATACCTAATAGTCCGAACTATAAAAAGATGGTTTTGCCGTCATAGATGGGAGTTTATAAGAAAAGATAGCGTATGTTCCATGGATGAAAGTCATTGGTATAAAGTTTCAACTTATCAGTGTATAAAATGTGGAAAGATAAAAGTTGTTAGGTCTAATAAGCTGGATTGCGAAGAAAATAGAAAGGAGGAATAGCCATGCCAATAAGCGAAGTTGCAGAATTAATACTTAAAATCGCATTATTCATCCTAAATGCTACAACTGTTGCCATCATTGTAATTTTAATAAGCAAATGGCACAGACGCATGGAGGGCAAGCTGAATGACATCAAAAGTTATATTCAGCACGTAACGGATCGTAACGACATCGTATACATCAATCAGCTTGAAAGATTTAAAAGAGATCTGATAAAGGCTGAACGTTACGAAGATGCAGCTAAGATAAGCAAGTGCATTGAGGATGAATACAGTAATCTTAAAAGAAAAATAGAAGACAGAGAACAAATAATTGATCCTTTAGAATGATTATGAACCAAGAATACAGCAACCTACTGGCGGAATGTATGAAGGAAGCCATGAAAGTGGAATTCCTGGAAACCAGTGAAGAGATAAAGTTATGGGCTTATTCCTTGTATAATGCGAAAATATGGGGAAAGAACACAAAGTAAAAGAGCGTCACCCGAACCACCAGATAGACGCCCTTCCCTAATTCATAGTACAAATATACTATTTACTTTTAAATAATCGTACTATGTTTTCAGAAATATCAGAGTTAAAATCTATCAGAGAGCAGAAATCCAGATTGTCGGAAAGAGAGTCTGAATTATCTGCTCCTATTATGTCAGATCTGGATTATATTCCATCCATATATAAATGGTTTTGCGAAATACAGGATTTTAGGGATTGTCCGGGAAATAAGGATAGCGTTCATATCAGAAAGAAGTTTATATTTATCATTCTTTTCCTTTATGCTCCCAGTGTATTGGCTGGTGGGAGAATGCCAAAAGGACTTCGGGATAAGATTGCCGAATCGGTAAATATCAGCGATAAAACATTTATTTCCCACAATATCGAAACTGTGGTTGTTCTCTACAATAATTATAAGGACTTTCGGAAGGATATAGAGTATATTTACACTGGAATTGTATCTCGGTTGAAAGACAATGGTATGATAAGGATAGATATACGATAGCTATGGGTTTATCAATAAAACAGGAAAAATTTTGCAATTACTATATTGAGTGCGGAAATGCGTCCGAGGCTTATAGGCGTGCATATTCTTGCTCAAATATGAAAGAAAAACAAATTTGGGAAGAATCATCTAAACTATTAAATAACCCAAAGGTTTCCCAAAGGATAAAAGAGCTTCAAGAAGAACAAAAAAAAAAGTCTGATATAACCAAAGAAAAGATACTAGAGGAATTATCTAATATCGCTTTTTCTTCTATAGCAAATATGCATAATAGTTGGGTAGAAAGAACCGAATTTGAAAACCTTACTCCTAGACAGAAGTCTGCAATAAAAAGTATATCAACTAAGATTCTAAAAAAGAACATTGGGACAAATGATGATCCAGAAATTGTAGATGTTGAATATGTAAAGATTGAACTTCATGATAAGCTAAAAGCTATTGAACGCATTTGTAAGATGTTTGGTTGGGATGCTCCAGAAAAGATGGATGTAACTTCTAACGGATCATCCATAGCACCTCCGGCTAACGTTAATGTCAATGTGGTTTATAATAAGAAAGAGGATTTAGAACTTCAGGATAAACAAATTAATTTGAATAATAGTGGAAGCTGCTAATTTAAATATAAGTTGTACTCCTGTTTTTCACCGGGCGATGGTTGCTTTAAATAGCAATAGGTTTAACGTATATGTGTTTGAAGGAGGATCACGATCCTCAAAAACATATTCGCTGATACAATTTTTTATTGTTTATGCAATTAGTAACTGGCAGCGACCAAATCGTATTGTAATAGCAAGAAAGAAGAGTACTTGGTTATCTTCTACTGTATGGACAGATTTTAAAAATATACTTCTTGAGATTGGCTTGTATAATGTATGTAGGATAAACAACACCCTAAAGACTATTCAGATGTATTCTACTTCATTTGAATTTGTTGGGCTTGACGATGTACAAAGATTGCATGGATTGACTACTGATATTTTTTGGATAAATGAGGCGATGGAAGCTTCTAAAGATGATTTTGACCAATTAGAACAGAGATGTGCACGTTTCTCTGTTCTTGATTACAATCCTTCCGCAGAAGAGCATTGGATTTATGAAAATGTGTGTCCTCGTGAAGATTGCTTCTTCGATCATTCTACTATGCTCGATAACCCATTTATACCAGCTAATATGAGACGAAAGATTGAATCTTATGAACCAACAGAGTATAATTACTCACAGGGTACTGCAGATAAGCGTAAATGGTTGATATATGGCTTGGGGAAAAGAGCTAAAATTGAAGGACTTATTTTTGAGAACTATACTGTTATAAAAGAAATTCCTATCTGGGTTAAGAGAAGGTGGTATGGTCTTGATTTTGGCTACACAAATGACCCCACAGCTTGTTCTGAAAACGGCTTTTTAGATAATGCTATATACATTGATGAGAAGTTTTATAGAACCAATATGCTTTCTTCTGACATAATCAAGGAGTTTAAGCGGATGCCTAAGCTCAATATATGGTCAGAGAGTGCCGATCCTCGCCTTATCGCTGAAATATATAATGCAGGATTTAATATAAGACCGGTAAATAAATATCATGGATCTGTGGAGGCAGGCATAGATTTTATGAAATCGAAGAAAATATATATAACAGAGGGGTCTATAAATGCTAAAAAAGAACTTGACAACTATACATATCAACAAGATAAAAATGGGAAATGGCTGAATATTCCAGTAGATGATTTTAATCATATAATTGATGAGGTTAGATATTGTTGCATGATGGAGTTGATGGGAAGAAAATCTATATCAAAAGGGTTGGAAGCATTTAATCATTAAAAATATAACATTATGACATTAGAGGATATTTTAGCATTAGAAGATGTAGATCAGAAGATCGAATATTTGAAGAAAGGGCGTAAAACGGAGGAACCCAATACCGGTGAAAACTGGAAGGATTGGAATGCTGATTTGCATGAAATCATTGTGGATAAAGAAAAATACCCAGATATTGAAGTTGTTGAAGAGAAGGAAAGGGAAGAATGGAATGATAGTACCGGTAAAAGCACTACTATCCCAGCTAAAAAACGTACAGAGCCGTGTAACCGTATATCTATCCCGCTGGAGCAAGATATAACCAATATTCAAACAGCATTTACGGTAGGAGTTGAGCCTAAGATGGATTGCGCTCCGTCTAATGAGGACGAAAAAGGGTTATTTTATGCTATCCAGCAAGTATTGAAGAAGAATAAAATAAAGTACCAGAATAAACGTATAGTCCGTTCATGGCTTTCTGAACAGGAATGTGCCGAATACTGGTATGCAGTCAAAGATGATTCGTTCTGGACTAAATTCTGGAATAAAATACAGAAGGCTTTCGGGGGAAGTGTAAGACCGCAAAATAAGCTCCGCAGCGTAATATGGTCGCCATTCAGGGGAGATAAACTTTACCCTTTCTTTGATGACGCCGGAGATTTGGTCGCCTTCTCACGTGAATATAAAAAGAAAGATCTGGACGATGTAGAAATAGTATGCTTTCAAACTGTTACCGCTACCCATGTTTACCAGTGGGAAAAAACGAATGGGTGGGAAGCAGTAGAGGAGAAGTCTTTCAGGCATGGGTTTAAAAAGCTCCCTGTTTTATATGGTTATCGCCCGGAAACTTACTGCCATAAGATAAAGACTATACGTGTACGCATAGAGAAGATATTATCAAGCTATGCCGATTGTATAGACTACCACTTCTTTCCGTATTTAATGCTCTTTGGGGACGTGTCAGGCTTTACAGGGAAGAAACGCAACAGAATCATACAATTGACCGGAGATAAGGCAAACGCTCAATATCTGACATGGAATCAGGTTCCTGATACTGTTAAATTGGAACTAGAAGGGCTTACTAACAGGGCATACGACCTGACGAATACCCCACGCATATCACCGCAAGAGTTGAAAGGTCTTGGAAATGCCATTTCGGGGAAAGCGTTCAGGTATATTTTTATGGGTGCGCACATGGCGGTATCTAATCATGCGGAAGTAATTGGGGAGTTCTTTCAACGGAGGGTAAACTTCTTGGTATCAGCTTTGGCGGATATTAACCCATCCGAATTTGACAAGGCGTCCCAGACTATTGATATTGATGTAGATTTGGTTCCATATATGATTGATGATATTGATGAACGGGTAACAACGGCAGTTAGTGCAATAGATGGTAAAGTATGGTCCCGGAGAGAGGGTATTTTGTTTGCCGGTAATGCCGAAAGGGTGGATGAAGTCCTGAAAGAGATTGAGGAGGAAGAACAGAAAGAATCTTCTGAATCAGTCAAAAAGGACAATTTTTAGGGTGTGTGGTCGGAAAAATTCCGAGGGTTATACAAAAATCATAGGAAAAATAGAACAAAATATTTAATAATATGAACGATTTAGTATTTAAAGGTGAGAACAACCAAGCGCTAACAAGTAGCTTGTTGGTGGCTGAAAAGTTCGGGAAAGAGCATAAACATGTTTTAGATGCTATTAGGGAACTTATACAGGGGTGTGCCGAAAATTCGGCTGACCCCATGTTTGTTGAAACTATTTATGTTAACGAACAAAATAAGCAAGAATACCCAATGTTTATAATGAATCGTGACGGTTTTACTTTGCTGGCTATGGGATTTACAGGGAAAAAGGCTATGCGCTTTAAACTTGATTATATTGCAGCTTTCAATGCGATGGAAAAAGCTCTAAAGGAAAAGCTGAAGCCATTATCCCAACTTGAAATACTGGTCCAGTCCGCACAAGCTTTGCTTGAACAAAGCAAACGGATTGAAAACGTAGAAAAGAGGCTGGACGCGATGGAGCAGGAGAGAGAAGAAAACGGGAAATTGTTGTTAGCGGTTGCTGTTTCATCTGAAAAGGTACCGGAAATTTCTCTTCGTGATAAGATCCGCCAACTGGTGAACAAATATGCTTCGGCAACCAACACTAGACAACAGGACGTTTGGCACAAGGTTTATGAGCAATTATATTACCTCTATCACATTTCTATTAGTAACTATAAGAAAAAGTTCAAGGGAGAAACAAAACTTGAAATAGCGGAAAGAAATAATATCTTGGATAAGGTTTACGCCATTATCTCAAATATGGTCCGGGAGAGAAACGTTGCATGAGTACAGACATAAAGAAAGGGCAGCCCTAAAGCTACCCTTTCCCGCTGATTGGCGTCAACTAATGTGCCAGGCCGAAGCCCCTGACTACTCTATTTCTTGTTAATAAGCTCTTGTAGCATCTTGTTCGTCTCTACAGCTAACGAAGTCATTAGAAAGCCATCCTTACACATTTCATGTACTTGACCGAATATCCGCTTTAGATTCGATTCCATGCTTTCTTTCGGGTTGTACGCAACTTCTTCCTTTCCGTAAGGTATCTCCCACCGTAGATACTTCCGTGCTTCTTGCGACCGCTAACGAGCGTTTCTTGCAATGATTGGTTGAACTCCTTGATTTGCTTTTTGACGATGCGTTCTGCGTACTTCGTACAACGCTCTGAGCGGAGCTTCTCTTCCATTTCGTTGAAGGCGTTGATGTATGCTTCCTTGAACTGGGCGGCTACCTTTCCGGTGAAGCCCATGGCGAGGAAGGTGAAGCCGTCACGGGTCATGTAGTACATGGGATATGTTTTGCTTACATTCCCATTTTTCTTTGTATAGTCAGATAAGCCAAAATTGGCTTGTCTGAAATTTATGCTACATTCTAACTGATTTATAGCCCTTAAGACTTTACCATGTTCTTTGTGGAAGTAATCCGCAACCACCAAAGAAGAGGTTACGGCTTGACCGTTTTTCGCTTCTACCAAATCAATCCTATCGGTAGACCATAATTCCAAACTTCTTGTTTCCATAATGATTTTATTTAATGTGTTGATACTATCGTGTCGCTCTTGCTTAGCACATGAAAAACCTGTCGTTATCATCACCGAACATCTTATATCCGGCAAGTAGGCATAATACAATGATTGTAATTTCTGGCATATTCGTATATTTTAATGGTTAATCTCCTACGTAATGAGCACCGTATCTTCCAGTACTAGCCGTATAGTAAGCCGATGCTGGTATGCTCTTATTATTGTACCCCTTATCCATTGTATCCTTAGCAGCGTTGCTCATGGCTTCATGTCTTTCCGCCAAGAACTGATCCGTTCTAGCCTTTACCGCTTCCGGTGAACAGTATTCTTGCAATTTCGCAAGGCTCCAAGCTGATTTCAGACATTCGGAGAACGTTCTTTCGTTGCCGGCACGTTTGTAAGAGCGCCAAGCGGATTTCATTATTTGGGATAAGTTGTAACGTTTCATAATCGTATGTATGCTATCCGTTAAACATTTAGTTTTATTATTACGATGCAAATATAACTATGATTATAATACAAACAAACCTTATAAAGTTAATAAATGCTAATTTGATATACTCGAAGTATGTTTTCAAGCAAAGAATAATAACTAATGCTATAATTTTGTATATTTGCAAGCAATAAACTATAAGTATAATTATGAAGTTACGAATATTGGATATCTGCAAGCAAGCAGGAATAACTCAAAAAGAGTTAGCGGAAAGAATAGGGTTATCGGCTGTGGGTTTATCTAAAGCAATCAATGGTAATCCTACTAAAGATACATTGGAAAAGATAGCCAGTGCCCTAAACGTGAGAATTACTGAACTATTCGAGGAACCGACCAATATAAATGGCTACATCGAATTAGATGGAACTATCCACAAGGTTTCGAGTAAGGAGGATATTAAAAAGTTAGCGGAAAAACTATAAACCAAATAAAAAGGAGGTATTTATGTTAGAAACAGAAATTGAGATTCGATCATACATTTTAAATTATCTACAAAAATGTAAAACATGTAGGATAGCCACGATAAATTGCAAGTGCAAAAGTGAAACTATGTTTTTCAATGTATTAGATGAAATGGTTGCTAATGGAGAGATCGAGAAAAACAATAGCTTCATTTGGATACTTGATCGGGAATAGGAAGTAAGGCCGGAGAAATCTGGCTTTTCTTCATTTATAATCCCTCTTTTTCAAATTACCTAGTTGCCGTATTAAATATATACGGAAATTTTCATGTATTGAAGTCAGAAAGGTATTGTAAAACTTGTATTTTATTTTTGATTTTTGTACGTTTGCGTATTGTATAACATAAAACACACATAGCATGAGATTATTCAATTTATTTAAAGGTAAACAGGATATACCTCCTAAAAGAGATATAAAGGATTTCTTTTCGATTGATATAAATAATCTTTTTCAATATAATCCAGTATACTCTCATACAGAAACAAGCTCGTATGGAAATGAAGTAAAACATTATACGCTACGCTTAAAAAAGCTAGAACTTGGAATTTTCTATGAAGCTGAAATATTAGAAGTCGCAGAAAATGAGTTAAATGTCATATTTAAAGGGAGAAGCAACCTTTTAACCAAAGAACTTGTGGAATTCATAAATTTTTGTGCTGATTGTTTGGGATTAGATAGTAGCGGATATGGTAAAGTTGAGAAAATAGATTATCAGCATGTTGATGCCCATGTATTCTCTCGTATGTGGGATAAAATATGGATTGATAATATGACAACTCCAACTATTATAATGACAATATATTCTTTAAATAAAAGCATTAACTAAATTGTAAATCATGGAAGGAATGACACTATTTGTATCTATCGTAATCATCGTATTCGGAATATTACAAATTATTCTGTTTTTCAAGTTATGGGGAATGACCAATGATGTGAAGAAGATAAAATCATCTCTTCCCATATCATTAGAAGGGATATCTCCTGCGAAAATCGAATTTGCCATAGGGAATAAAGAGAAGGCAAAAGAAATGGTAAAAAGGGAGTTCATTTCAGATGTGTATAAAATATACAGGGAAGTGTTAGCTTATGAATACTCCCAATATCAGCAAGAAAAAAGTCATTATGATAAAGGATATAAAAAATTGGAAGCAATATATAAGAACAGATTTAGTAAGCCTGAAGAATATATAGACTTTACTATGTTTGAAACATTTGACAAAGCTAACGATTTCTTTAAATAGTTATTCATCCCGCTATTTAGCGGGGCTTTTTATTTAATGCTAGAAAAATCACCTAAAACCAAAGAAAGGTAAGGAAATATTTGCATTTGTGTGCATTTGTATGTTAATTTGCCTCCGTACAACCATAATACACACAAAATATGAAGAAGTTTTTATTATTACTTTTAGTAAACCTGGCTACGTCTGTATACTCTCAAGATACATTCTTAAACTTTAAAATATTTAATGATAGAATTATATGGCAGAAGGTATATGAAACCTCTTTTTCAACTCAAGAAGTAATTGATTACTTTAAAATATTTGGGAATATAAGCATAGCCGAACAAACTGAATCTAGGATAATCGGAAGCTCTTCTGGTAACAAAATTGATTTCAACAAATATAAAGGTAGCAAAATTGGAAATACAATATTTGATGATGACTTAGCATATAAAGTCATCATAGATTTAAAAGATAAAAAATACAGAGTTACAATCTTGGATATACAATTTACAAAAGGAGATGGAATAATGATCGATGGGTGGGGAAATACAGGAAATCGTTCATCAATTATAGATAATAAATACATAAAAGATAATAAATTTAAGAACTCTTTTTCTAGGGAAGGATCAGAGTCTTTAGATAAGTTTCTTATAGATAAGTTTAGTGTGAAAAAACTTTTGGATATCTTTTGATACTCATTATAACACAATAGAATCATGAAAAATATCCTATATCCGATCATAATAATATTGGCTCTATCTGGATGCACTAGAGACATGTATACCGAATCTGTATATGTCGTTGACTACAGAGAATACACCAAAGATGGTTTCACCATTAGCCCTACAGTGACAGGATTCAATTACCAGCCAATATCTAATATAGAAGTGGTATTTACTGTTGGCAAGTTGAGAAAAGGCGAAACAGCCGAAAATCTACGGCTAATTGTCCCATACGAAGGATATACAGGAAAAACGAATAATGAGTATGCTCCATCTAGCAAAAGGATGATGGATAAAATAGTATCCGAAGCAAAGAAAATGGGAGCGAATGGATTGATTGATTTTAAAACGACTTATAACGCAAGGAACAGGGCGTGGGTTGCTTCTGGAATAGCCGTTATTATAAAATAGGATTTCATTCCCGCCCTTCGCAAGAGGGCAAAAGAAAAGCGGAGGTTACTCCGCTTTATCTTTAATACAAAGCTGTATAAGATCGAAATACATAAGCCTTGTTTTTAACTTCTCTCCTTCTGGAATTCCTGTATTTTTACCCTCTTGTTCTTCTGTAGAAAATAGAAATTTAAAATCATTTCGATAATAATAACTTAAAGGCGTTTCTTCGTTGTAAGCGTCTACTACTATAAACCTGCATCCTGTTTTATTTAATGGATCAACAAACCAAACTTTGATAAAATCCATCAATTCGGTACCAATATGCATGCTTTGAAAGTCGGAATTAACTCCAAGTCTTCCTATAAGAACTGCCGGATATCTTCTCATTTGTTTTTCTCTAGGAATATGCTTACTCACTAATCCCTTTCTTGCATTTGGCAGCATATTTACTTTTATACTATCATTTGATAAAGTGAAGGCACAAACTATAATACTAGGATCGGAATCAAGTCTAAAACAATAACTTTTTCCTAATAATTGCTTGGAATACAAACAGCATTCTTTGGAAAAGAATTCGTCTAAATCGTTATTGCCACATGTAAAAGGAATACATTCCTTTAGCGTAGTTTCATTTAATACTTGAAAGGTACATTTATCAAGAAGAAAACCCACAAACTATAGATTTAATGTCAATTTATAACATTTTGGCTTTTCCCAGTATAGAACGGGCAGTTTTTGCCTGTCTACTATAATCAATAGTAGCACGCTTACTTTCAGCTTTGCTTGCAGCTCTAACAAAGCTTTTAGCATCATTTCCTTTTAAAGTTGGGATACTTTTAATTGCTATTGCCATAATCTTTATTAATAGGTTTGTTGTCATCAACAGTATTACTACTATCTTTGTTCGTAACGTATCATAGTTACGTTACTTTGATGGTACAAAGGTAGTAACTTTATCAACAACAGCAACATCAACAGTGTTAAAACAACATCAAACAACATCCAATACCTCACTTTTTAGCAATATTTATAAGATTAGCAGCTTCAGCATCACCCTTTCTCTCACCAATAGCACTAACTTCATTACCTTGTATTCTCTGTCTATTAGAACGGCAAATATCACAAAGAATAGCATTTATTTAAGGTGTGAAACAACTAATTTCCCACAATTGCCCAATTGTGGTTTATCCCTCATGTAATTATTTTATAGCTTTCTTCTTTGAGTGTAACTTTATGCTGTTGAAAATAAAAACTAATTCATACAGTATGAAAGAAAAAATCTTAGTAGCACTAAAAACGAAGTATAAAACCTTTGGGTTTGGTGATAAAGCGTTTGACGGGGTGGCTGACTACTTGTCTAAAACCGTAACTGAAGAAAGTCAAATAGAAACTGCTATTAGTGGGGTCGAAGGACTTCTGAAGGCTTTTCAAGGAGACATTGATACTGTTAGAAACGAAAAATCGGGTCTACAGAAACAATTGGACGAATTGAAAAATAAAATCGAGAATTCCAATCCTAACCCAAATCCGAAGCCGGGAGAAAAGAAAGACGATATAGCGACCATCATTGCGAACGCAGTGAATGCAGCCGTTAAACCTATTTCTGACAAGCTCACTCAACTTGAAACGGAGAAGGCGCAGGCCACTCGCCAAGAGCAAATCATGGGAAAAGCGAAGGAGTATGGTATTCCCGAAAACCTTGTTCCTATGTTGAGCATTCCCGAAGATGCAAACTTGGATAACTATTTCAAGGATGCAAAGCAGACGTTTGCCAACGCAGGATTTCAAGATGTGAGAACTCCCGAATCGGGAAGCAATGAGCAGAACAATTCAAACGACATTGCCACCCTGATAAACAAGGGAACTGAAGAAATTAAAAACTCTAAACAGGATTAATTATGCCAGCAGGTTTTAAGTATGATTTAAATCCGATTGAGAAGCAAATGCCGGAAATGTGCCGTTTTGAAACGGTTTATAGATATTCCGGTGGCTTCAATCTGGATATTTCTAATTTGACAGGGGTTGCGCAGATCCCGCCTCTTACCCCTTTGGTGCTTGATTTTGTGAAACGAACGGCAAAAGCTGTTTTGAATGTTGAAGTAGCCGAGAAGATCACTACCGGTTCTACTTCGTTGAAGATCAAGAAAAATTCTCTTGCGTACGTCGGTATGCATATTGGCAACGGTACAAATGGCGGTACAATTGAAGCTATCGACAAAAGTAATGCGGAATATGATACCGTTACTCTGGCCGCTTCACCAACGCTTGCCGCAGAAAAGGATGCGGTATTGTTTGAAGCTACTGCCGCAGCCGGTAAAACGGCAAAAGCGACAGCTACGGCTTTGAATTATGCATGGACTAAAGTAGAAGCGGGTGCAACTGTTACCGCTATAGGCCAAGCGTACGAGATCAGACCGACAAGACTCATTGTTCCTATCTCCGATAAGGATAAGGAGACTTTGGGTGACAGATTCATGTTCACTTATTAAAGAAAGGAGGAACTATGTATTTGACTATTCAAACATTACTGAATGATCCGGGAGTGGTGAAAGCGGTTATCGACCGTGTGCAGGCTCTAAGACTGGATCAAATTTTTTGGAAAAAGCACCTCGATTTTGAGGAAACGAAATCCCGTGTGTTCAAAACATATTTGGGGACAGTAACGGGTGTTGTTGCCGGTTCTGTAATTGACCGTAACTCTAACAAGCCGTTAAGAGAGCGTAAATCTTTGGGTTCCGGATATGGCGAAGTTGCCTATATGGGGGATAGATACCAGATGGACAACGATAGACTCGACATGCTTCAAGAACTAATCAATAAGTTCAATCAGGCGAAGACACCAGATCAACGGGCCGCACTGGACGATATTATCAACTACATTGTAGATGATATGCGTCAAGTATTGCTTGCTCCACACAAACGTATGGATATTGTGGACGGTGATCTTCGTTCTGATGGTAAAGCATCCGTAAAAGTAGACGATAATCCGCAAGGAATTGAATTGCTTGAAATGGAACTTCCGGTTCATCGTATCACTCCACAAGTTGCAGACAAACTGAACTTTGTTCGTTATCTTATGGAGAAAACCGTTGAATTACGTACTAAGTTCGGCATGTTCGTTTCTATGGAAATGTCCCGAAAGACTTTTATCAATAGCATTATTGGATCAAAGGATTTCGGGACATTTTACAAACAAAGCTTTGATTCTAAAGAAGTCCAACTGTCTGCCGGACTTATGTCTAGTGAGATGGCGACCACTATCTTTAGAGGATTGGGATTGCCGCCTATCGTAATCAACGAAGATTTGGTGGAATTGTCAGACGGCACTTTCAAACAGGTATTCAAAGACAACCGTATTTCTTTGTTTACCACTCCTAAACAGGGAAAGATGCGCTGGCATACTCCGTATGAAATAACCGATCCGGTTCCGGGAAAGACTTACACCCGTTCAGAAGGTGGTATGTATATTTCCAACATACGTACGGATGAAGGCCGCTTCATGGAATATGGAGCCGAATGGATTCCGGAATTTACATCTCCAAACAAGATTGTAATTTTTGACCTGGACACGATGAATGCGTAAGTATGATAATTAGTGACTACATAAAGCAAAAGTTTCAGTCCTTCGGCATATCATTGTCGGAGGCTGACTTGGTAGAGATTAATCTTTCTTCCGGGGTTGACCCTGACGGGGAAATGACTGAAGATAATTTGCAGTCCATCTCTGTTGCTATAGCAAGATTTATTCCCTCCTTATTGCTTAGAGCTACTTCTAAATCGGTATCAGAAAACGGTCATTCAAAGTCTCTTTCTTGGGATATTTCTGGTATAAAGTCCTATTATTCTTTTTTATGTAATAAGTATGGACTGAAGGACGAACTGAACACAGATAAACCTAAAGTAACATTTTGGTGATATGCTAGAAACTGCTCCACATAAATTGCAAATACAGGTTATTACTCCGGAAGAAAACGACGAGTATAACCGACCAATACCGGGAACCGGTGGAGAATCTTGGCAAGATGTAACAGATTGCTTCTGCCATGACAACTCCCAACAAAAAGAAGTCTCTGTCAATGGTGAACGCTGGGTATATAATTACCATGTGGTTTATGAGGGTAAAAAGATTGTTTTAGGATCTCATATCAGGTGCTTGGATGCTGGAGGAAATACTGTAGGAGAGGGAGATGTGAAGAAGAATGCCGAATGCTATTCGGAGGAGTTTAAGGGTAGATGCGATATTTGGGTATGATTGTAACGACTGACATAGCGAATATTATTTTTAAAGATTGCAAGTCTTTTGGAATCTCTGAAATGCATCAACGGGGAAATATCCCTGAAGGTGAAGTAAAGACCGAGAGAATTGTAATCTACCCCAAAACTCAACAACCGGATGCTTACTGGGAAAAAGGATATGTTGAAGTAAATCTTTGCGTTCCTGTAACAAAGACAGGTAAGGCAAATTTGATTCGCTTGAATGAACTTGAAAGGAAGGCAAGGGAAATGTTCAAAGATGGCATTGTCGGACAATATGACGGCTCCTGGTATCGTTACTCTTCTGAAAGTATCGGAATAGAAGAAGACAAAGAATTATGTTGTTACTATGTGAATGTGAAATTATTATTTGAAACTTTAAACGTAAATTGAAAAGATATGAAACCGTTTATTGGAATTAAAAAGATTTGGTACGGTGATGTTATAACTGCCGCTGTCACTAAAACCTCTCTTAAGACATGGTTAGGAACTGCCACGGAAGTTGAGAACTCCCATCAAGATACTTGGGCGTATACAGAGGATGATCCAACCTATACCGACTACATTAATGAGTTGAATGGTAGCATCTACTATCGTGATGTTACTCAAAAAGGAGCTAAAACAATCGCTTTCACTATGGGAGTTTTCTCCTTTGATGACAAGGTTGAATTGGAAGGTGGTGAAAAGATTGATACTGATGCAGGATGGGCTTCTTCTGACACTCCGGGAATTGTAAATAAGGCAATCGTAGGCCAGACAAAAACAGGCAACTACATTGTATTTACCAATGCTGCTGTTATCGCAAAAGGTAATGCGGTAGAAAAGAATATCGGTCTGGGTGTAACAGCGGTGGCTATGGAAAATCCTAGCACTGGTGTTAAGAGCGACTATCTGTTCGATGGTGAAAAGGTGGACGCTGCATGAACTGATGAAAAGGTAGCTCTTACTTCTTCTGAATCGCCTTCTATAAATAGTTATTCAGCTAGATCAAGGCGGGTGAACGCTGGGAGTACTGTAAACTATGACTCTTCAGGAGAAGATGGGACGCAACCATCAGAGACATTATCTATATTGTAAAGTGGTGAGGGGATGGAAGGATTTTATTCTAACCATTCCCTTTTAAAGTTTAAGTATTATGCTGTTTAAAAGAAAAGATATTTCTGAAATTGCTAATATGCAAAGACAGATAGATGAGTATAAAAGATTTGTTGGAGACTTATTGATAAAATTATGTTCTGATCCAAATCACTCTTGCGTGTGTCATGATATAGAAGGTGCGAATCTTATATATAAGCAGATTGAAAAACTACAAAAGAAATAATATGAATAAAGCAGCCATACTTGTATCTGAAGCTATCACAGGAAAAGATTTCATTCCTATAATTGTAAATGGGAAAATGTACCGTGTAAACCCGCCTACTATCCATAAAATAGCCGGTGCTTCGGCTTATCTCGCTGTTCTGGAAGATAATAAGGATATTGCGGGCGTCATTTCTTCGTTAAAGGACATTTCCGTCGCTTCTCGTGCACTTTCTTGGTTTATTGAAGGAAATGATAGCCTTGAACAAGAGTTGTCAAATGGGATGTTAGAAGAAGTGTTATATGGGCTTACGGCAGCTTATTCCCTGATCTCTGTAGAAAATTTTACAATGCTGTTGGATTTAGCAAAGAACGTAGCAAATCTGACAGCAAAACAGAAGTTATAGGGAATGATTGTATGTTAGGACAAATTGCGTCGTTCATGGAAAATCTTCATCTCTCTTATGATGAAGTAGTTTATAAAATACCATATCGCAATTTGGTTATTATGCAAAAAGATAAGTTGCATACCGTATATGATGGGGAGGTACTAACAGAAGTATCGGATGAGGATTTCTTTAAAGGAAAAGTTAAGTTTGATGAATAATGAAAGTAACAGTGGATTTGTCCGGTCTTGATGAATTCGTCGAAGAAGTAGATGAGAATGCTACCGAATTGATGAAAGAAGCAGCTCAAAGAGCCGTCTATATGCAGAAGGAACGCAATGTTAGTAATAAGAAAACCTATCAAAACCATACTTGGAACCTTCGCAATGCTCCCGGTGCTGCTATTGTCAGGGATGGAAAGATTGTAGACCTCTATATCCCTGCCGATGGAGAACATTCACTGGCGAAGAACAGGACAGAGGCAATGCTGATCTTTGGAAGTAAGCCTAAAGACGGTGTTGTTGTGGCGGATGGTATGGAGTATGCAAGCTTTGTATCTAGTAAGGGGTTTGATGTTTTGGATTCGGCAAGCCTAACCCTAGATAAAGAATTAAAACAGTCATTTGGTAACGATAACGTAAAAGTCACATGGCAGGAATGAAATTTAATGCAGATATTGACCTTGAAAAGATTGTCAAACTGCGTAAGGAAATAGATAAATTAAAAAAATCTCTTATTGAGATTGCAAGTGTACCCAATAGCGATGCGGCAATAAAACAGTTAGAAAGTGAAATAGATAGAGCAACAAAGAAACTATCTGAATATAAAGATAGCTATGCAAAATTACAGAAGATAAAATACGATATTGATTCTTCTAGTAGTACGGTTAAAAGAGTAAAAGAAGAAACTTCTGCTTTGCAGTCTACTAATAAATGGATTATCGCCAATACAGAATCAGTTAAGGAGGCAGATAGGCAGATAAAGCAATTAAAGAAAGATTTTAGTGCGCTTTCTGATGAAGAGAAAGTAGGAGATACTGGTACAGCAAAAATTCGCCAGATTCAACAATTAGCTGCTCAAAGGCTGGTAGAGGAAGAAGCTGTCAGAAAAACGATTAAAGCACAAAAAGATCAGATAATTCAAAGTAATGCAGAAGAAGGTAGTATTACGGCATTAAGAAAGCAATTAATTCTTTTGATAAAGGATTACGATGATCTTGGACGGGTAAGAAGGGGAGGAGATGCCGGAAAAGCATTGCTAACCCAAATATCGAACGTTCAAAAGGAATTAAATGCAGCAGAGCAAGCTTCTGGAAGATTTCAGAGAAATGTAGGTAATTATGCAAGTGCATGGAATGGACTCGGTAATTCAGTGCAACAGGTAGCCCGTGAACTTCCTTCACTAGCTGTAAGTGCAAATACTTTTTTTCTTGCAATATCAAATAACCTTCCGATATTAGTTGATGAAATAGCAAAAGCTAGAAAAGAATATGCAAATTTCAAGGCAGAATTAAAAGCAGGAAATAAAGATGTCAAGGCTGTTGCTCCCGTATGGCAACAGCTTACAAGATCTATTTTAAGTTGGCAGACCGCTCTTGTTGTTGGGCTGACTTTGCTTTCTGTATACGGGAAAGATGTAATTAAATGGATTGGAAGTTTAGGAAAAGCAAGAGATGTCACCCTTGATTTGCTTTCAGCCGAACAAGAAATGGCATTGGCTAGAAAGTCCGCATGGTCTAGCATAGCCAAAGAGCAAACTCAACTTGATATTCTGTATAACAAATTAAAAAATGTAACTCTTTCCACTACAGAGAGGAATGCGGCTGTTCGTGAGTGGGTTAAAAATTATAAGACTCATAGTGATATATTAGATGGTGAGAATGTGGATTTGCGTAAGTTAGAAAATGCCTATAGGGCATTAAGTAAGGAAATTTACGCTAATGCTGTAGCAAGGGCTTATGCTGATAGAATTGCGGAACTGTCGGTTCAAAGAGAAAAAGAAGAAATGAAACGACTAAATCAAAAATTAACAATTGCTAAAGCTGAACAGGAATTAGAAAGAGTTACGGCAGAATACAATAAAAAAGCAAATGAAGGATTTGGAACGGCTACAGCCAAACTTGAAGCAAAAGACAAGATAATTCAAGCTCGTAAAAATGTTGAAGACCAGAAGAAAATATACAATGATCTTGTTAATAATGTAAATGACTATGATAAAAACATTACTGTTATTTCAAATCACATAAAAACTTTAGATTTATTCCCTCAACCTAAAGAAGGAACCTATGATTATTGGAAACAACAGGTTGAGATAGCTGATGATGCATTGAAACAAATAACATCTGAACAAAAAAAAGTTTTGGATGAAGCATCGAAAAATTCAAAAAAAGATCTTTATGGGTTGGGTATAGATAGGGCTGTTGTGGATTCATATAAGAAGGCTGTAAAAGATAAGGCTGAAGCAGAAAAACAGTTAAAAGTTTATGGGGATTCCTCTAAAGAACAGAAGATGGCCGAAAAAGAGGCTGAAAAACGAAAGAAAGAGCAGGAGAAACTAAACGAAGATCTTTTGTCTCTCCGTCGCCAAAATCAGCAGGCTGAAATCGACCTTATGGAAGAGGGCACAGAGAAAAAGCTGAAACAGATTGATCTTGATTATCAAAAGGAACTTGACGCCATCAAAAAGCAAGAAAAAGATTTGAGTGAAAGACAGGGTGGAAAGTTGACTTCGGAGCAGTCTGTTGAAATTTCCGCTCGTTATACTAATGCTGAAAATAAAAGAGAGAAAGATATAGCCGATGTAAGTAAGGAATTAAATTCTATACTAGATAAATATCGTGATTATTCAGCTCAACGCATAGCTATAGAGAAGCAGTATCAAGACGATGAAAAGAAACTTAGGGACGGATTAGTAAAAGCTAAAAGCGATTCTGAAAAGAAACAATATGAAGATGCATTAAAAGAACTAGAAAAACAGCGTAAGAAAACTATAGATTCTATCTCAAAAAGCGAAATCGAAGATTCTGGCATTTGGAAAATGTTAATGGGAGACGTTGATGCATTACCTACAGATACACTTGAAAAATTATTATCTGATGCTGAACAACTTGTCAAGTCTACAAACTTGTCAGCTACAGATATGAAAGCTATGATGGATACCATTAATAGTGCTCGCCAAAACCTTGTAGCTCGCAACCCTTTCAAGACATTGAAAGAAGAATATGAAAAGTATCAGAAAGCAATAAAGAAAGGGGATAAACAGGGAGCCTTTACTTCATGGAGTAATGTGGAACAAGCTAGCGAATCTATAAAGAGTAATATTTCAACATTAGGGGCTTCTCTATCTTCTCTTGGAACTACTTTTTCCGATGAACTGGGAGAAGGCATCCAAAAAGCGGTAGATATTATAAATGACGGCATCACAGCATTTGAAGTATTCGGCAAAACTGGTGAAAAGTCCGCCGGTGACACAGTGAAAGGCATTAGCGGAATTGTTGGGATCATAACTACGTTAGTGGGTACTGTAATGAATGCCTTTGATTCTACAAAAGCAGAACAAGAAAGAAATATTGAATATCAACGTAGACAGGAAGGATATTGGGATTCTATCAATTATCAAGTAGAACGTTATCTGGAGTTGCTCAAAGAAGCCGCAGGAAATGATTATTTTGCAACAGCTACCCAATCATTAACAACACTTGAAAAAGCCAGAGAGAAGGCATACAAAGACATAGTTAAATCTATGCCTGTTGGTGATGTTGATTATACAACTTTCGGACTTGCACAACTTTTCAATTATGGTAAATTTTCTCACGCTATGACCGAATACGCCTTTGGAGGTCCGCAAGCTAAAGAAATTTTTGATTTCATACAAGCTAATGGAGGATATGATTTAGAAAATAAACTTATATCTGAAGAAGCGATTTGGGCGATGAAAAGCAATGCTGACATCTGGTCTAAGTTACCGGAGTGGATGCAACAAGCTATTGACAAATTTGTAGAGTTTAACGATAAGGCTAAGGAACTAGAAGAGACTTTAAATGAGGATTTATTTCAAACCACTTCAAAAGGTATCGAAGAAGCAATACTGGAAGGACTAAAAGGAGGAAAAAGAGGAATCGCAGATTTTGGAGAAGATTTTGAAGAGATAATGCGCAACGCCTTATTGCAGTCGTTTGTAATAGATCAACTAAGAGGTAAAGCACAAGAATTTTATAAAAAATATACCCTTTTGGCTGATAGTGACGAAAACGGAAAGCTTGATCTAACAGCAGAAGAGATAAGCGACCTTAGAAAAGATTGGAATGATATTATAAGAGCTGCTACAGAAGAAGCAAAGAATATTGATGCCATTGTTGGTGGTTCTTCCTCTTCACCCCAAGAAGCCTCAAAGAAAGGCTTTGCCACTGCGTCACAGGATTCAATCGACGGACTTAACGGGCGTTTCACTGCTTTACAAATTGCCGGAGAAGAAATCAAGAATCAGAATCAGCTACAAACGATGTCTATTCTTGAATTGAGAGCGGATATGCTGCCTATTATTGCCAATACCACAGGGATAAAGGATATTGCTAGTGAGACACGTGATTTGTTAAGGCTGTCTTATGAAGAGTTGACAGGTATTCATGATGATACAACAAGCATGAACAAGTCATTGAAGAATATTGAGACAGATATTGCTGAAGTTAAACGGAATACTAACGGACTGTCAAAGAGATAAAGCAATAGGCGGAGCATTATCCGCCTATTGCAACTATTATATAATTGACAATGAAGCCTTTTTCATGACATCTCCAAGTTCAGATAAAGCCAATGATAATGTTTTAAGTTCTTCTTGGGTAAAATCGGCAGGCCTACCATTTATCAGATTCCCGTTTATCCGCTGATATAACCATTGGCGGGACTTGCCAAAATAATGTTCTGCTATATAAGACATTGAAGCAAAATCCAACACTTTATCTAGTTTTTTCTTTCTTTCCACAATCTTAGCCAGTTTTTTTGCTTCATCTATAGCCTGCTCTGCACTTTTTTTAAACTCATTCAAGAACTCCTTTTTATCAGAAGGTGATAAAGAGTTTACATACGCATTAAAACGCTTTTTGTGCTCTAATTTTGCTTGTTCGGTCTTAGCCCTTGCAAAATCATCTTTCCACTTTTTAAGTTCCTCTTTTGCATCCATACGCATTATTTTTATAAGTTAAAGAGAAAATGGCAGCCCCCTATGGGGGACTACCTTTTTCCTTCAGCTTGTTTTTGGCATCAATCAAATCGTCTAGCGCATCATTGATTCCTTCTTCAAGCTCCTCGTCTGAAATCCATTCAGTTTCCCTTAGTGCATCCCAGTTGAGGGAAAAGAAGCTAAGGTCTTGTTCCGCAGCTTCAATTCGAGCCTTTAGCTCTTCTTCATCAGTCATATAAAGATCGCGATTCTTATGACGTTACAAAGATAATAACCATTTGGTAATTAAACAAACTTTTATAGATATATTTCAATGCAATATGAGATATTTAACTCTTAGCAAAACAGTTAATTTCCCACATTCTATAAAGTGTGGGATTTTTGCTTATACATTAGGGCTGTTTCAACTAGTATTTTACGACATTTGCCTAAAAGTCAGTTTTTATTTAGGATTATGTGAAACTAGTAAAACAGAATATTGTAGATTTATCGTCTAAAAATTATAATATATGTCCGACTTATTAATTAACAATAAAGACACTTTCGCAACGTGGGGCGTGAGAATGGGAGACGGGTTCATTGAAGCTATCTATGCTCCGCTTCCAATGAAAGAAGTTATAGAGAATAAATCCCGTTTACAGGACGGGAAGAAAATAATTATAGCCAATCGGAAGATTGACGAACGGGATCTAACACTAACCTTTACCCTACAAGGGAGTTCTCCATCTGATTACATCACCAAGTATAAGGCATTTCTGAATGAGATTACAAAAGGGGAATTTACTGTCAAGGTTCCCGCCTTAGGGGAGGAGGTTTACCATCTATATTACACCCGTTCACAGCCTTTCGGTTTCAATACGGCAAGGACGTTTTCAAAGATTTCGATAAAGCTTAACGAGCCAAATCCGGGTAATAGAGAGTAAAATTACCACAATAGGCAAATTGTGGTTTATAGGATTGCCGGATTTTATGTTTTGACGTTTCTATCTGCGAACTTTGTGATATGGCAGAATTAGTATATATCAAAGACATATCCGGCAACATTCGCTTTTCGACTCCTATCAATGAGGGTTCGAAGAGACGCTTCCTTTTGATGCAAGAAGATTATATCACTTTGCTATTTAGTCTTTCTAATCCGGTTTATTTCAAACTAGGAGACTACGTGGACAATGAATTAGGTATATTTGAGCTGGTAGACCTGTATAAGCCTACCTACAACTCCAATACCGGTGCATACGACTACGAATTACGCCTTGATGCTTATTACTGGAAATGGAAGAACAAGAAGTTTTTCTATACACCGGAAACCACCGGACGCGAAGCCGCATGGAATCTTACCGCTACCCTTGACACGCATTTAGATGTTTTTCTGGATAACCTGAAAGCTCTTGGATACAAATTCAGGGATCTGGATTTTACTTGGGACATTGATAGTACAGTAGAAAACACTTCCAAGCTCGTTTCCTACGATAACGTAAATCTGATCGACGCTCTCACACAGATGGCGGAGACTTGGGAGTGTGAATGGTGGATAGAAAATCATAAGATTTGCTTCGGACGTTGTGAATACAGCTCACCCGTTGATTTCAAAGCCGGTGATTTGACAGACACAGAAAATGTGAATGTCAACAGCATGACACGCAGCGACAGCCAGACCACTTATGCGACCCGTATCTACGCTTTCGGTTCCACCCGCAACATTCCTTCCAGCTACCGGAAGGAATTGATATTCGACGTAAAAGAGGCTAATGGACGTAATATATCCGATACGTCAAGACCGCTCAAAATAAACTACTTTCCGTCACGAGTTACATATAAGGAAAACTACGCTGCTAGTAGCAACGAAGGCAGCGGACCTTTTACTCCTTCTTATACAGAATGGACACTTGATAAAGCTTTAACTTCATCAGCCAAAGGTGGTTCTTATAAAATTGTTTCAGAAGGAATTTCAATCAATATATCAACAGCCGTCCCACAAATAGGGAACCGTGCTTTTCTCCCGGCAGGAGATTATATATTGAAGGCGTCATATATCTATAATATTTCCGGGGAATCAAAAGAGGTAATTATTGGCAATCAGACCGTTTCATTAGCCCAAAATCAACAATATGAGATTGTGTCTAAAATACAGGTTCCCAACACGTTGGTTATCGACAAAAACAGTTCTGATTTAAAAGTAAGGGTATACGTTCACGTACCAGCTCCAGCTTCTTCCGAGCTGTTATCGACTTTTCAGGCGTATGTAACATACGATATTAACGTGTATGGCGGTTCTTCTGCAACGACTTCCGTAACATTCCTTTCCGGTGCAAATGCCGGACAGACTTTTGCTGCTGTTTACAATCCCGACCTTTTAACCGGTGACGCAGCAAACATTATCCAGTTACCGGAAGGTGTAACCGCCTCTTTAGGTAATCGGTACACCATTAACAACATCATAAGCGGTAAAGTCCCCGATAACTACTTCAGTAAGGATGACAAGGAAATGACCCTTAACGGAGTTGTTCAGAAACGTCTTATGCTCCCGGAGGGTATTTCTTATGTAGATGCTTATAAATACAGCCCGACCGGTGAACGTATCAATATCGGAGATGAACGCTATAATGATCCGGATAACGTGGAAATGCCAGAAGAGGAAGCAATCGAAGAGATCGTTATATTTGAGGATGAATATCCCCAATACAAGGGCACAATATCCAGTGTCAGCCACGATGACAAGGTAGACGATAACGATAAGGAATATCGGATCTATAATTTCAAAGATACGGGACTGAAGAACTTTACAGAAGATTTTAGGCTGGATGGTGAGGAACTTCACATGATATTCCAAACTGGCAAGCTTGCCGGGATGGACTTTGCTATCAATATTGTAGAAAGCGATAACACCGGAACAACCTTCGAAATTGTCCGCAATGAGGATTACGGTCGCTTTCTTCCGGATGATGTTCTTTATCCGCAAACCGCACACATGGAGGACGGTGAAGAAGTCCCCGCAGACACATATATCCTTTACGGCTTTGATACCGCATACATCTCCGAACAGATGTTGCCGGACGCAGAGCAGAATCTACTCAAAAAGGCAAAGGAATACGTAAAGAAATCCATGATTGACCCGTCCACCTACGATTGTGAGATGGATGCTGATTTCATCTACAATAAAGGTAATATCCGTACATACGAAGTCGGTGATAAGGTCAACCTGATAAATAAGGCATTTTTCCCGGAAGGCAGACAATCAAGAATAATCGGTTTCGAGTGGCCGCTGGATATTCCTTACGATCATCCGATTTATACAGTCGGTGAAACTGCCTCATATTCTCGTATCGGAGAGATAGAGAGCAAGCTTGATTCCCTTACTTACAAGGGACAAACCTATTCCGGCTCTGCTGTCGGAGGTGGTGGAATCAGTGTATATGTTATTGGGGTTAATGACAAGACAATCCCGTCTGACAGAAACGTATTCTCTGCAAAAAGAGTGCTTCAGGAGATTATAGCTTATGCTATAAGTAAGACGAAAGATGATACAGCACTAGGGCTTATTTCATTCCTGAACGGCATTAACGTTACCAAAGGTATTGTAACGGACACGATAACTGCAACAGAATTGAGCAGCAATATTGTAAAGGTGCTTGATAAGCTTACAGCCAATAATGCCGCCTTCTCCGGCAATATATCTTCTGTTGATTATGCTGAAAAGTTACTTGGCTGGCTGATAACCCCAGCCGGTGATATAGATGCGAAGTCGTTGCGCCTACGTGATTTCCTTGAAGTGCCGGAATTGCGATATAACCGGGTATCAGTTATCACGGGTGAGGAATGGAACGCACCCGGAGGCGGTATAATCGAATCAGTGGACGAAGAGAACAGCATCGTTTACCTGAAGCTTGAACCGGGCGAGGTTACAGCAGTTGAAGTGGATGATATTTGCAAGGCTAACTTTAACAATGACACAGGCTTTCAGACAACCTATTTCCGGATCACCGAAAAGCTGGATAATGGTTCTTTTAAATACGTTCTCCGCAGCGGATATACTTACCATCCTCAAAAGGCTATGCACTTTGTTTGCTACGGTAACTTCACCAATGCGGAACGCCAGAAGTCCAGCTATTCCACGCAGAATTATATCCGTTTCCTTAAGGGTGTAAACAACTGGGAGATCACAAAGGATATGATTGCCATGCAGTTGGGAGACCTGTCTAACCTGAAACTGTTTGGAATGGATATGACCGGACATAGTGCATATCTAAACAGAATCTACATGACCGGTACGATCAAGCAGATTTCAAATGACGGTGTGACGGAAGTACCGGTTCCGGTTTTTAAGGGTGAATGGAAATCCGGAACGTATTGGTATTATGACGAAGTAACCCACAACGGAAGCACATGGATTTGCATTGAATCTACGACTACGCAGGAGCCGTCAGATTCTTCTACTGACTGGTTGAAGGTTATTTCTAAAGGGGAAGATGGGCAAGATGGACAGGATGGAAAAGACGGTAAAGGCGTACAGAGCGTTGATGTCCTTTATTACCTATCCAGTTCTTCAACCTCCCTTTCCGGTGGTTCATGGTCTACAAACTCACCAACTTGGGTAGATGGGAAATACATTTGGAGCAAAACCAAAGTGGTATATACAGACGGTTCATCTATTGAAACCAATCCCGCTTGTATCACCGGAGGTAAAGGTAATACAGGGGATGATGGTAGGGGAATATCAAGCATTGTCGAAGAGTATTATCTGTCTACTTCTTCTAATTCTTTGGTTGGTGGTTCATGGAGCACAACGCCTCCGACATGGGAAAATGGGAAATATATTTGGACTAGATCAGTAATAACATATACAGACAGCACATCAACAACCACTAACCCTATCTGCTCTACCGGTTCCACGGGTGAAACTGGGATCGGAGTCAAGAGTGTTGCCGAACAATATTACCTGTCTACATCATACAGCACGCCTACCGGTGGATCGTGGCAGACTTCTGTTCCGGCATGGCAGGATGGCAAATACATCTGGACACGTGTAGTTATCACCTACACTAACAATACATATACAGAGACAGATCCGGTATGTGTAACAGGTGGAAAGGGACCAAGCGGAAACGATGGCGTAGGGATAAGTGCCGTTGATGTTTTGTTTTACCTGTCAACCTCTTCTTCATCATTAGAAGGCGGAGCGTGGTCTACAACGTCTCCCAAATGGGAGGATGGTAAGTACCTATGGACTAAAACAAAGGTAACTTATACGAATGGTTCGACATGGGAAAGCGATCCGGCTTGCATCACTGGAAGCCAAGGAAAAACAGGGTTACCCGGTGCAATGCTCCGTCCTCGTGGGGTATGGAAAGCCAATACCGAGTATTATAACAATGAGACATTCATTGATACAGTAATCTATGACGGTCAGAACAAACTTTGTAAGATCACGCATACGTCTACAACTTCTTTTGACTCAACGAAGTGGGAAGAGTTCAGCGAGTTCGAGAACATAGCAACAAACGTCCTTCTTGCTCAAAATGCGACGATTGATGTATTAGGAACTTCTGGGATATTCGTGGGGAACCTTGAGAAAACAGAGGGCTGGATGATTACGGGCGGAGCAATCAAGCATAATGTAACAACCGTTGAATTGACAAAAGGAGGTCAAATAGCCCTACCTGAAACCGGGGGAATAACAGTAGGCGGAAAGACATTCATAGAGGCGGGAAAGATAAAGACAGAGTTTATTGATGTTGATACTCTTCAAGTAACCTACCTTAAAGGTGCGATTGGGTCATTTAAGAAACTAACAGCAAATTATGAAAATGGTGATATAGCCGGCTCAATAACTTTTAGTATACCTCCTACCGACCCCAATAATCCAGGTGTAAAACCAGGAGCATCCTTAAGTTTAGATTTCGCAAGTACATGGCTTGGAGGTGATTTATATCAACAAGGGTATAACTACGATGAGAGTCGCTCATGGAGATTTTACGCTTCTGATTTATGGTGTAGAGGGCAATTCGGACATTATCAAATGACTACACTTACAATGCTGTGGAATACAAATGCTGATATGTATGCTCATATATACGGCAATGGTACAGACTTATGGAACCATAAATATCCACAACCGGGACAACCTATTGATTGTGTAGTCATGCAGGGTGACGGACAGTATGTATTGCGTATATGCGATTCTCCTATGTATAAGATGCTAGTTATTGTTAACTTTTCAGAATACGCAAAGAGGGTAGTAACAAATAATAGATTGTCTACAACAATAACAATGGATGCATGGAGTGCTAAAGCGTTTATAACAGCTGATACTTATTCTGGAGTTAATAATTTATATCCTATATGAAAATAGACTTTCGAAAAATAGAATTAACCGATCTCGAAGGGAATAAGAGTACCATCGATGTATCACAGAAATTCGCCAATGCAATTTATCAAAATACGGGCGATATTGGAGAGCTTGAACTTGCAAGAGAAATGTATAAAAATGGAGAGGTGGAATTGACTCCCAAACAGGCTGATTCATTAAAGAAATATGCAAATCTTTTTGTTCGGGCTATTGATCGTTTGTCGGTTATCAATGCTCTATCACAAGAAGAATAATTATATAAACTATAAACAAATAAAGCTATGATTCTACTAGTATTAATGTCGTTCATCCTCATTGCCGGCTACGTCTTTGCAATGATTAAAAAGATGGAGGAAATTCCTTACTCTATCAGTGACACCTACTATGCCCTGACGCATAAGTTTTGGTTCGGTTTGTGCATGATCGGCTCCGGTGCATTGCTTCTTCCGGCAGCATTTGAAGCAAGTACGGAAAACAGCCAGTTTCTTGTATTCCTTTCGGTTGTCGGGATGATTGTATTGGGGGTATCTCCTAATTTTCGAACAGAACAAAAAGTTCCTCACTGTATCGGCGCTGCCATGTCTTTGATCTTCTCCCAGATATGGGTAGGTTGCAATAGTTGGTATTGGCTTTTATTATGGGCTGGATTCATCGCTTACATGGTTATCTCCATGAAGAAGCACTGGACAGGCAATTTCATCTCCGACTTCATAAAAAGAAAGCCGATGTTCTGGATCGAGGTAATTTCGTTGTTAACCGTTTATCTAACCTGTATCGTATGAAAGAAGCAATAGTACACACCACAACCGGAGGATTTGCCGCAATAGCTACCGCATTTGTTGCCGAATCATTGCAGAACATGATCCCGTGGCTGATTGTCACGTGTGCTGTAATCCTCTGTGATCTCCTATTCGGAGTAAGAAAAAGTATACTAATGGGTGAAAAGGTCAGATTCTCACGTGCAATCCGTGCCACTATGGGGAAGATGGTCACTTACTTCGCTTTCGTCTGCATGGTATGCATGATTAGCGTAGCAAGTCACAATGAATATCCTATAGATGTGTATTCCTGCTTATTGGTATGCTTCATAGAGGGATGCTCGATAGTTGGGAATATACTGAAGCCAAAGGGGATTAACATCAATCTTATCGGGGCTTTGGGCGTGTTTGGTAAGAAGGTGTTTAAGGTTGATAAGGAAGATGTGAAGGATATAATCGAAAAAGAGGAAATACATGAATCAAATAAATAAAATCAGCTCATTAGCCAGCAAACTTCTATCCAAGATCGGAATAGACGGCATGGCACACATTATAGTCTGCCAAAACTTGGTAATGTGGCTATCGAAATATACGCCACTGTGGTTGGCAATCATTATAACCGTCGTGATCTTCGTCCTGAAGGAAGTATACGACAAATACTTCAAGAAAACAGAGTTTTCAATTAAAGACATCATCTGTGATTGTGTAGGTCTGGCGTTGGGAGTATTAACATTGATATTATAGGAGGAAATAAGCATGAGTTTACCAAGAGGTTTGAGAAATAATAATCCGGGCAATATCCGGATCACAAAAGATAAATGGCAGGGATTGAGAGAAAAGCAGGAGGACAAATCGTTCTTCCAGTTTACAGAAATGAAATGGGGCTACCGTGCCCTTATCCGCACTTTGCAGAACTACCGTAAGAGACACGGCTGTCAGACGATTGCTGACTTCATCAAGCGGTGGGCACCGAAGAACGAGAACAATACAGCCGGATATATCAGCCGTGTATGTAGCGAAATGCAAGTCCCGAACACATACGTTCCGGACATCAACGACAAAGCAACCATGTGTGCTTTTGCTGCCGCAATCTCACAGGTAGAGAATGATGCCCCGGCTGTCATGGCTGACATAGAAGCCGGATGGGCTTTATTATAAACTTTAATCAATAGGAGGAACAATCATGGCAGATTTGAACTTTGTAAAAAATGAGGATACCAAGAAATATGTGGCGGAAGTAGTGGTAAATGCGGACTTTAATATCCACTTGGAACGTATATCCGGTGGTGGTCTTGAAATCTATCAAAAGAACGGTGAATATACGGAAGCTGTTGACGGTCGGACTGCCACAGAGAGGGGATTTGATGTGGTATCGGTACCCAATACCGTTCCGTATAATTCGGGAATTATATTTGACTATGACTTCTCAGCCTTAGTTTATCCAAAAACTATCCGCATTGAAAGTGGAAGTGGAGTAACAAGTGGAATTCTAACGGAGGCTGAATGATGCTTAATAAAGTCTCATTAAACACAATAGGGCTTAACCGGATCGGATTGAACCGAATCGGTAAGCCTTCTCGTGCTTCGTCCGACCGTCCTTACATCGACCCGGAAGTCTTAGCCTCCTTAAAAGCTGTGTGCATCTGCTACGGTAAGAGCAACGACGACCCGGACAGGGCTATAGTTAAGAACTTGGTGGACCCTGACAATCCGTTTGTGATTAGTAACGCATCTTTCAAGCTTAATAGTGGGTTTGGAAAATATGAAGAGGATTTTACTTCATGGATACAAACAAACGGAGTTATTGCTTCTTCTGATAAAGTTCAAAATAGTATCACAGGTCGTTTTTTATATTTTAATACGGTTAATAAGAAAGAAGATGTACCATCCTTTAAGGTTAATATAACGTTAGGACAACAGAGTAAATTACAATATAACTATATTAAAGAAGATGGCACAACTACATATATAGTATATTCAGAAAGTGGTATATATACTATACCAGCTTCTTACTTTTCTAAGTATACAGGAGTAAATGCTTGGTTTGGATTTTATCAAATAGAAGGTACTTCTATTATCGAGCAAATCCCCTCTTTCGAAGGCGCATTCGTAACCGACGGAATCGACGACCTGATTACTTCCACCAAGACCGTACAGGAGATGCTGGGAGGTAGTAACGAGATTACGGTGGTGAGTATGGCTCATTTTATAAAAGGAGAATCAAATGCACCTGAAATATGTAGAATTAATCAAATAAGAAGAGACACGAGAAGCATTAGAAACTCAATTTCTAAAATAGGAAAGAGTGGTATATTTGGTTATACATACAAAAATGGAGTAACAACCATAAACAATATTTTAGGGAACAAGAATGATTGTACAGCAGAAGGTAATTTAGACGGTATCGTTGCTCCATTTTCCGTAGAAGGTTATTATTACAATAATAATTCAAATCCTTTAGAGCTATGTTCTATTGCTTGGTACTGGACAATCATCGCCAACAAGGTACTAACCACTGACCAAATCAACCAGGTAATCGCCTACTTCAACTTGGATAGAACACTTAGACCTGATATACTTTGTAATATAGCTAAGCAAGGTATTACTAATGATAATCATGCTGATTTTAATGATAAGTTAATTGATTATAGTGGTAATGGTCGAGATATACAAATGTATAATCTAGCTTGGAAAGGTGGTAGTGGTGTTGCAGCCAAACCTTATGAAACGTTTAAAGATTGGACTTCTGAATCTTCTTCAACTTCAATAATAACACAAATAGATGAATTTACTAGAATTGTAGAATCTACTACAAATGGTTATTGGGTAAGTAGAATAAGAAGAGATTCTGATTTAGATAAGGTATATGATGCTATAAATGTTTATCTTTATCAAGATAATAATTTCTTAGTACACGAATGTAAATATGAAGTAGATGGAGTAAAGTATATCATTCCTATAAATGAACCAGTTGGAAAAGGTTACCATAAGTTAGAAATGTATACTAAAGATAGATATACAGAACTTCCCGAAAATGCAGAAAATATTGTTCTATCAGAATGGTATTTTCCTAAGTCAACTAAAGGTTCTATAAAATATAGTATTATTCCTAGTTGTAAAGGAGGAATATTGCTTGACGGTATCAATGACTTCGGTAAGGTGACAGGGATGCCTGTTTACAAGGATTATACGGTAGTAACCGATAGAGAAATATTTGCTAATATTGGAGCTATATCGTCAAAGAATAATCCGGGGGCATTTGTGGAAACTGCCGGAAATAGCGTTTATAGTTTTGGTCAAGCTACTTCTGGTCTAAATTTTATTTCTACTAGAAGTATATCTTATTTATCTAAATACTCTTATTGCGGGCAATCTATAACAGCAGGTGCAGCAGAAGATGGAACTGATATGTGGTTAGGCACGATTCGAGATAATGATTCTCGTTTCTTCAACGGAGCTATCTACTCTCTCATGTCCTTCCCTTATAGTATGTCCGAGTTCTTGATAGAGCGCCAGTTGAAGAAGCATAAGCTGGGTACGCTGTATCCGGATATGGTGGAGTTCAGACCGATAGTGAAGAGTAATCTACCTTATTCTTCCATTTCCTATTCTGTTAATCCCGGAGAATATATCTCTGTAGATAGCATGGTTACCATCACTGTAACGTTGCCAAATACCTCTGATAAGCTAATGGAGGTGTCGTGCAATGCTATCAGCGACATATCCATATATGGTGATAATGGCGTTTACGAGATTACGGGAAAGGTAGTCAAATCTCCTCAAAAGATAAACCTTGTTATCTCCAGTTACTTGACAATGTTAAGCAACTCAACTTTAATTTCAAATGAAACATTAATTAAAAACGAATGATATTATGGAAAAGATATTTGATATAGCAAAAGACTCCGAACAAAAGTGGGGAGTCATTGCGCAAGGGATAGATGGAAATTTTAAGGAAGTGGAAGAATTAAAAAAAAACCTTCAGGTATACCAACAGAAAAGCTGGGAAAATGTGGTATACAATGGCAGTGGTCATTATCGTACTTTACAATCTACATCCAAATTAGATTCGGTAGGGGATAATTACATATCAGACTATTTCAAAGTTTCCTCTGGTACGAAGCTCCATTTCGAAGTATCAAGTAGATATACTTCCGCAGGTATTTTTGGACTAGTATATTTTCAGGAGGGAGAATCAATCGTATCTGGTAAAAATGTCACTATAGTTCAGAATGTAGACTCTGTATCGGAATATAGTTTTGATTATACTCCTGATGCTGATGGATATCTATTCGTTCAAAGAAAGATTAATAATGTTGACATTTCCAGCGAGGTAACAGAATTAGTAGTTTCAGATAATTTTATTGATTTCCAGTCTGAAATAGGAAGAATCGATAACCGTATCGATGATCTTGAAACTAGAATTCCTTCTATTCCTACAATTCATATTCCTGAAAAAGTGTATGCAGTGGTAGGTGATACGCTTCAACTTTTTTATAGAAGTATTATAAGTTGTCTTGATTTAAAGGATTATGATATTAGATTTATCAGTACCAAGGGTCAGTCCTATCCAAGATATTATGAATACAATCCAGAAGCGTCCGATATCGGCACAAATGCTCTGACTATAGAAATTAGAGACTCTGAAGGCAACACGATTGTTTCTAAAGAAGTATCGTTAATCACAGTTCCCGCACCAGTATCTCCTTTGTCTCAACTCAATATAGCAACATTTGGTGACAGTTTGTCTTCGCAAGGAATTTGGCAACATGAACTTGAAAGAAGGATTACCTCCCAGGATGAAACAAATGGGGTATTTCCTGCCGGAAATAATTTATCTAATATATCCTTAGTTGGCACAATGGTAAAAGAAAACACTCGCTATTTCGGCATAGGCGGATGGGCGTGGGAAAACTATGCTACGCAGGGTTCTCGTGGTTACAGGTTTCAGGTATCGGGTGTTACTAATCTTGTTGTTGGTGCAACTTATACCCAGAATGGTGTGACTTATACGATTGTTGAAGTAAATATAACTGGTGGTGAAGGCAACATCCTTACAAGATCAAATTCAGAAACGGTTGTTCCCGACATCTCGGGTACTTTAGTCAGAAGTTCTACGGATGGAGACGCTTCAATAGCTTATTTCTCTGTCGCTCCTGATGCTTCTAATCCTTTATGGAATTCTGATGAAAATAAAGTATCTTATATTCCATATATTAACAAATGTACAAATAACGGTGAAGTAGGGCTTATTTCGTTTTTGTTAGGATGGAATATACTATATGTTGACTTGTCGCCGAATACGTCTTATATAAAAACGTTGGTAGAAACTGCTCATGAAGAATATCCCGATGCAAGAATAGCTCTGATAGGTGTTCAGCTGCCTTCGTTAAATGGTGGTCTTTCGGCAAATTATTCCCAGACTTCACCTTTAGCTGACCTGCAATGGTTGATTAATAGAGTGCATGCGTATAATGACTTTATTACCAATATCTCCGAAGAGTATTCGTATGTGGATTATGTTGATGTGGCAAGTCAGTTCGATAGCGAAAATAATATGATGGAAGCTCTTTTCAATGTCAATTCAAGGAACGAAAAGAAAGAGTACAGGGGCACAAATGGAATACATCCTAGTTATAGTGGATATTATCAGATAGCCGATGTATTATATAGGTATATTGTTTCTCGTTTTTGTCAAAATGGGTTATAACATTCCCCACAGCGAATTTGAACGAGATTATTAACAAAATAACATTTATAAAATAACTTATGTCAACGTTACAGTACATCGTTTTTCCATATTCCGATTTGGAGGAAGTTCCACAAGAGGAGCTGGATAAAAGAAATTTAGTGCCTCGTATAAGCTTGAATGGTAAAAAGGCTTTGATGAAAGCCGAACATTATGCTGAAATATTTGCAAGTAAAATGATTATGACTCTTTCAGAGGATGGAGAGACACCGATTGTGTCTTATCCTTATCCTGTCTACGAAGGCGAAGAATTGAATACTTTGCTGGCAAGTTCGGAGTGGTCTTCAAGTGATAGTATTCTATGA